GTCTGCGGGGTGATCACGAGGAACGCGACCGGGTGCATGGGCACGAGGGTGCCCGGGGGCAGCACCGGCCGCTGCACGCCCTTCTGGCCGCCCTGCTCGATGAAGTTCGCGAGGCGGGAGTAGTTGGCGAACTCGGGCTTGTAGACCGCGCTCTTGGCGCCGATGGGGAGCGGCGCGCCGACCTGCGCGATCACCACGCCGATCTCGCCGGCGGGCACCTGCACCCACGGGAACTTCTTCACCGAGAACATCGGCCAGAACCGGAACCGCAGGCCCGGCATCAGCATCGTCGCCTGGTAGCCCGCCTCGCCGCGGAACGCGATGGGGTTGTCGTCGCTCAACTTCTTAGCGACAGCAAGTTCCTTCTGCGCGCGCAGTTGCCCGGCCATGCCTTCTGCATAGGCCTTGAACATGCCACCAAGTGCTTTCCCACCGGCGCCAAACGCGTTTGTCAGGCTATCGCCGATGCTTTGCCCGGCACGCTGCCAGTCCTGGATCGCCATGTCGGCAAGTTTCTTCGATGCGGCAGCGGCTTTGCCCGCCCGCCAAGCCGCCGATCCTGCCGAACCTTTCTCCTGCAGTCACGCAGAAAGGTTAGGGGGCAGCGCCCATGACGGCGCTGCCTACTTCC